CCAGACGCTTTCGTAGAGGGTATTATGGAGAATAAAGAGTGGATATGGGACAATGGTCAGATTAAGGCGAAGGATATTGAAGAATATAAGAGTTATATAGAGAAAGCAAAAGCAATAAGATTAGCTGAGGCTAAGGCGGAAGTGTTTAAAAACTTTCTTAAAAAGCTCTAATATTATAAATATCTTACAGAGAAATAAAATAAACGTTTATTTTAAAGAATAAGGAGATTTCTAAAATGGCCGAGACAGATAAAGTAGAGGCTCTGGAAACCGTGGCAGAAGCTAGTGCTAACCCACAAGCAGACGCTCCAAAGAAGAACGCTGTAGCGGCTGAACCTTCTCACATTGCAAGTATGAATAATGCAGAGGATTTAGGTGCAGCTGTGGTTAAACCAACAGATTCTAATCCAGACGCAACTAAAAAAGTTAAACAAGTTTCTGGTGACGCTCAACAAAAAAACTCTGGTGCTGCTGACGCAATGCCAAAGTTAAAAGAGTCCGAAGAAGCTGAAGAAGGTTCGGAAGAAATCAAAGAAGGCGAAATGCCAAAAGCTGCTCTTGACGCTTTGAAAAAACATCAAGATAAGAAAGAAGACAAAGAAGAAAAATCCGAAAAATCCGAAGAAGTTAAGTCTGACGAAAAGAAAGACGAAAAAGAAGAGGGTTACGGAATGAAGTCGGCTTCTTATAAGATGAAAAAAGAAGAAGTAGATGAGCATATGGACGCATTAACAGCCGGTTCAGATGATTTATCCGAGGAATTTAAAACAAAAGCTGCAACCGTATTTGAATCAGCAGTAAACTCTAAAGTTAAAGAGATTGCTGAAACAATGGAAGCAGATTACAACAACAAATTAGAGCAAGAAAGTGCAAAAGCAAAAGAAGAGTTAACTGAAAAAGTTGATTCTTACTTGTCATATGTCGTTGAAGAGTGGATGAAAGAAAACGAAATCGCTCTTGAAAGAGGCATTAAAGGCGAGATTGCTGAAGACTTTATTTCTGGTCTTAAAAAACTTTTCTCTGAACATTACATTGATGTTCCAGATGAGAAGTATGATGTTTTAGAAGCGCAAGCAACTAAAATTGAAGACCTAGAGAAAAAGTTAAACGAGCAAATTGAAAAGAATGTTGAACTAAACAAAGACAATTCAGTAAAAACTCAAAAAGAGATTATGTCTGAAGTTGCTGCTGATTTAGCTGACACTCAAAAAGAAAAATTTGCTAAACTTGCTGAAGAGATTGAATACTCAAACGCTGAAGACTTTAAGAAGAAGTGTGAAACTATCAAAGAATCATACTTTGGACAAAAGAAAGAAGCAACTGAGTCTTTAGATGATGTGGCGGCTGCTGGTGAAACTTCTAACGAAGATTTATCAAAAGCGATGGCTGCTTACACTGCCGCTATTAGCAAAACAAAAGATATTAAAATATCTTAATTCAAGGAAAAGGGAGAAATAAAAAATGTACTTATCCGAAACTCACGAAAAAAAATGGCAGCCAGTCCTTGAGCATCCTGATTTACCAAAAATCACGGATTCTTATAGACGTGCCGTCACCTCTGTTATCTTGGAAAACCAAGAAAGAGCTGCTAAGGAAGACGCTGCTTTCTTATCTGAAGCTGCACCAACTAACTCAACTGGTTCAGCTATTTCTAACTGGGATCCGATCCTAATTAGTTTAGTAAGAAGAGCAATGCCTAACCTTATCGCTTACGATATTGCAGGTGTTCAACCTATGACAGGTCCAACAGGACTTATCTTTGCTATGAGAAGTAGATACACTTCACAAACTGGTTCAGAAGCTATGTTTGACGAAGCTGATACAGACTTCTCTGGTAGAAACGCTGCCGGTTCAAGCGTTGATGGTTTCTCATCAACTGCTAACGCAGGCTCTAACCCAGCTGTCTTAAATGACGGTTCACCAGGTACTTACACAACAGGTACTGCTATGACTACAGCTGCTGCTGAAGCATTAGGTGACGCTAGTGGTAACGCATTTGCTGAAATGGCTTTCTCAATTGAGAAATCAACGGTAACTGCTAAGTCAAGAGCTCTTAAAGCGGAATACACTATGGAACTTGCTCAAGACCTTAAAGCAATCCACGGTTTAGACGCTGAGACTGAACTTGCAAACATTTTATCTGCTGAGATTCTTGCAGAAATCAACAGAGAAGTAGTTAGAACTATCTACATCAACGCTGAAAAAGGTGCTGCTGTAAATACAACAACTGCTGGTATCTTTGATTTAGACACAGACTCAAATGGTAGATGGTCAGTTGAGAGATTCAAAGGTCTTATGTTCCAATTGGAAAGAGACGCAAACAGAATCGCTCAGAGAACAAGAAGAGGTAAAGGTAATATGATAATCTGTTCTTCAGATGTTGCCTCTGCTCTTCAAATGGCAGGTGTATTAGACTATACTCCAGCTCTTAACAACAACCTAAACGTTGATGACACAGGTAATACTTTTGCTGGTGTTCTTAACGGTAGATACAAAGTATATATTGACCCATACTCAGCTAACTCAGCTGCGAAACAATACTACGTAGTTGGTTATAAAGGTACTTCACCTTATGACGCTGGTATGTTCTATTGTCCATATGTACCTCTACAAATGGTAAGAGCAGTTGGTCAGGATACATTCCAACCAAAAATCGGTTTCAAAACAAGATACGGTTTAATTGCAAACCCATTCGCTGAAACTGGTGCGATTTCAGGTGCTGCTACAGCAGTAAATGACGCTGGTTCTGCTAACTCAAACAGATACTACCAAAAAGTACAAGTTGCAAACTTAATGTAATTTTACTTTACGAAGTACAAACTTCAGAAAAGGGCGGCTTTTAGTCGCCCTTTTTTTTGCTCTCCGTAATGGATAAATAGTAGTATGACAACTACAAACGCTTTATCAAGACAACCAACTAAATTAGATTTAGCTGCTCCAACGCAGTTTAAGTTTAATATTATCAAACTGCCAAAGGTAGAATACTTTTGTACAGCTGCTAATATTCCAGGTGTTAATCTATCAGAGATAAGACAAATGACACCTCTTGCAGACATTCCTGTACCAGGAGAAAAGATTACTTTTGGTGACCTAGAGGTCACATTTATGGTAGATGAAAACCTAGAAAACTTTAGAGAGATACACGGTTGGTTAATGGGTTTAGGTTTTCCTAAATCAAGAACTCAATTTAAAGATATAGTTAATGCAGGTGCTGATAGATTTCCTTTACAAGGCGCTAGTCAAAAAGAAACAGACCCCGGCAAGGTAACAGGTGGTCCTGTGCCTATGGGACCTGTGTTTTCAGACGCAACATTAAACGTATTGTCAAGTAAAAATAGAAGTAATATAGAAGTTAGATTTAGTGATGTTTTTCCTGTAGCCCTTACAGGTTTAAACTTTAATCAACAAGCCGAAGACGTACAATATTTACAAGCAACGGTAACTTTTAAATATAAGTTATATGAATTCGCTGTAAAAAGTGGTCAAGTTTCAACTACGGTAACGTAACCTAGACTTTACTTTTTACTTAAATTATGATAGATTGGATACATTATGGATTTAGAAAAATTACAAGAGCAGGTAGATAAAGATTTAAAAATCAACGAGACGGAACTTGATTTAGAATCTCTTAAAACACCTCAATTACACAACACATATATGAAACACTTAACAAAGTATAAACTTATGTTAAGTAGAGCTGAATCTGAACTACACTCTATTAAAAGAGAGAAGTGGGAATATTACACAGGTAAGGCTGACGCTTCAGTATATGCAGAGAAACCTTTTAACTTAAAAATATTAAAACAAGACGTTGACAAATATCTTGATTCTGATTTAGATATACAACGTGCAAAGCAAAAAGTTGATTATTTACAAACGACCACCGATTTTTTAGATAGAACTATTAGACAAATTTCAAATAGAACCTTTACAATAAAAAATGCAATTGAGTGGCGTAAGTTTACAAGTGGCGCTATTTAATGACCAATATAAGATACCTTGTCATTGACAAGAAAGATGACGTTTACCTAAAGATTGAAGCTGATGAATCTATACGTAGAGATTTAGGAGAATTCTTTACGTTTGAAGTACCAGGCTTTAAGTTTATGCCTCAATATAGAGCAAGACAATGGGACGGTAAGATTAGATTATTTTCTTATCAGACAGGTCAAATATATGCAGGTTTATATCCATATGTTTTACAATGGTGTAAAGACAATGAGGTTGAAGTTGTTGATGGTACAAAGATAACTGAAACTAAAGTTGATGATAATAAAGTTGATAAGTTTATTGAAGCCTTAAAGATACCTTTCAAAGTTAGAGATTACCAAAAAGAGGCATTTGTATATGCGACAAGACAAAATAGGTGCTTACTATTGTCGCCAACTGCCTCTGGTAAATCTCTAATTACATATCTGTTAGTAAGGTTTAATTTATTAAGATTAAAAGAAAGTAATAAAAAAATATTAATTATTGTACCAACTACCTCATTGGTAGAACAATTGTTTAAAGACTTTAAAGATTATGGTTGGTCACCAGAAAGAAACGTACATAGAATATATCAAGGCCACGCAAAAGAAACAAACAAATCTATTGTTATATCTACTTGGCAATCTATTTACAATCAACCTAAAAAATGGTTTCAACAATTTGGTATGATTATTGGTGATGAAGCACACTTATTTAAGGCAGTTTCATTAACAAAGATTATGACCAAACTAGTAAAATGTCCTTACAGAGTTGGTATGACAGGTACTTTAGATGGCAGTAAAACACATAAACTTGTATTAGAGGGTTTATTTGGTGCTGTTAATAAAGTAGTATCTACTAGTGAACTTCAGGAGACAGGCAAACTAGCTGACCTCAAAATATATTGTTTGGTCTTACAACACGGTAAACAAGAAAGAGAGTTTATCAAAGACAAAACATATCAAGAAGAAATGGACTTTTTAGTATCACACGAAAAAAGAAATAAGTATATAAGAAATCTGGCCTCTGGCCTACAAGGAAATACACTATGTTTGTTTCAGTATGTAGAAAAACACGGAAAGGATTTGTATGAAGCAATCAGAGATAAAGCAAAAGATAAAAAAGTTTTTTACGTCTATGGTGGCGTTGATACCGAAGAAAGAGAACGTATTAGAGAACTTACAGAAAAAAGCGATAATACTATTATCGTTGCGAGTTATGGGACTTTCAGTACCGGCATTAATATTAGGAACTTGCATAACATTATTTTTGCTAGTCCTAGTAAATCCAGGATAAGAAACTTACAATCAATAGGTCGTGGTCTCCGATTAAAAGATAATAATACACACGCAACTTTATATGATGTAGCTGATGATTTAACATACCAGGAGAAGGAAAACTACACGTTAGCACACTTTAGAGAACGGATAAATATTTACAGCGGTGAAGACTTTGATTATGAAATTCACAACGTAGAGATAGACAATGCACCAAGAAGTTAAACCAAGAACAAATATAAAACTAATTAAGCTTATCAATGGTGATGATATAGTTTGTCATTTACCAGAGAAAGATAATCAGTTACCAGATAACTCACCATTATTAAGATTAGAAAAGCCTTTACAGGTAAAATATATTCCTCAATTTACTACTAGTGGATTTAGAGATTATATAGCATTGATTCGTTGGGTAAACTTTTCACCGGATAATATTATTACTATACCAAAAGATAAAATTATGACTATTGCAGGGGCAACCAAAGAAATGTCAACTCAATATAATATTATATCTAAAGAATATCACTCTCTCCGACCGCCGAAAACAGATAAAAGTTATGAGACTAAAGAGTTGTCCGACATTGACCAAAAAAAGATTAGAGAGTTATTTGAGGAATTTGATGATGAGGATGGAGATAAAACTATCCATTAAAAAAGGTGTTCTTGAAAACGCTACACCGCTCATTATACACAAGCATTTTCAATTGTCAAGTGTGAAACGAACATTGACATTTAAAAACAAATAAGATATTATGAGGATATTATGGCAAGACAAAAAAGTAAACCCGAACATTACGTAAACAACAAAGAATTCTTGGCCGCTATGGTTGAATACAAGAAGAGTTGCAGACGTGCAAAAAGATTAAAACAAAAGAAACCACCGGTTACTGATTATATTGGCAGTTGTTTTTTAAAGATTGCGAATCACCTATCATATAGGCCAAACTTTATTAACTATACATACAGAGACGATATGATTAGTGATGGTATAGAAAATTGTTTACAGTATTTGGATAACTTTAATCCTGAAAAATCAAATAACCCATTTGCTTATTTTACACAAATCATTTATTATGCTTTTGTTCGAAGAATACAGAAAGAGAAAAAACAAACAACCATTAAACAGAAATTAATAATGGAAGCTAAT